TTTTGAACAAAACCTGCTTTTACATAATCAAATTTTTCATTATAATTCATAGCATACGCCTTAATACTAGCAGTTGTTCCATCTGTTAAAGTAGTTTCGCCAGTAATGTTAGAAGTACTAACAGATATAGGAGTATGAACTATAACACGACCAGCATAATCATCAAGTATACTGTTAAAGTCCGCTACTGTTAATGCTTTTTGTACCATATTTTATCCTCAAATTGTTATGAATCTTTGTATGTTCACTTCTTGTCGTTAATTGTAAATTCTCAAGCTTATTATTCAACTTGTTTTCATCCTTATGATGAAGCATATATCCTTCAGGTATTTTTCCATGAGCCTTAACCCAAACAAACCTGTGTTCCATTATACATCCTTTACTATCACTATATTATTTCTTTACTCTGAGCATCTTCCATGGAAGATGCTCAGAGTAAAGAAATTATGACAAAGTCTGGACGATATAACACATTATACCCGTTATCAATATAACTTCCTTTTACTTCTTTCCAACGTGGATTATTACTTCCCTGCATATCTGGTCTTTTCTTTCCTAACCAATATTTTGTTGGATTGTCTAAATGTTTTTGAACCATATCTTTCCGATAAGTTTCATCATTCCATTTTTGTTTCATACGAATACTATAACATGCTTGTCCGCAATACTTTGGAGGTGGTGCGTTATTTCTTCTTCTTGCCTTAAACTTTTTATGACATATCTCGCATTTTAAGTTATATACTACCATTTTATATCACCAATGGAAGTAAAATCGTTGTATTATATAAATGTTGTTATTATTTTTAACCAAAACGGAAAAAGGGAGGATAACTGGGCATTATTCTAAAGTCTGCTCCTAATTGTTCACCACTTCCAGCACCATAAACTATTCCTTTTGCTTCTCTTTGTAAACTATCTAAAGCACTTTTTAGATTTGTATACGGTTCTCCTTTACTAGCATTAAACCCACCTGGAAGAGAAACGGTAGTAAAATCGTCGTAGGTACCTGCGACTTGTGAGATTAGTGTTTTAATTCCTGAAATGCAAATGCAGAGTCTTTCTATAATTTTAGGCATTTTATACACGCCATAAACATAAATTAAATCATTTATTTGTGGATAAGTATTAGAAAACACGCTACTTTGACTTCCATCTTTCATAATAAGTTTTCCACTAGGATACTGATAAACATTACTAGCACTAACAACAGTCTTATCAACTTTTAAACGAATTAAATCAACAAAAGGTTTTTCTTCAGTTACAAAAGTTTTAGTTCCACTCCCATCAATTGCAGCACTACTAAATCCTAATTTAAGAATACGATAATTACTAGTAAGATCAGGCAATACATCAAAATCAGGACTCACTATTGCAGTCTGTCCCGTATTACTTTCTATATTACGATATTGGCCACTACCAGTACCAGAATAAACCCACAAAATCCAATCTTCAAAAAGGTCAGTTTGCCAATCAGCATTAGTATCAAAAACAGACGCACTACTACTTACAAAGGCAGTACCACTATCACCAACACTACCAAACTTAGTATTCATAATATTTTCTATTTCATCCGTAGATTCATTAATAAAACGTTGAATACTTGCAGTACTAACAGGACTATCTCCACCAAGAGGATAATCTACTGCGTTCTTAACATCATCCACACTAACATAAGCAGTCTTTGTAGTCATAAAATACCTCTAATCATCATCAACTAATAATTGAACAGTAATTGTATGAGCTGTACCAATACCATAACCAATTACTTCAACAGGTCCAGCAACAGGATAATTAGCACTTGCAGTAGTTCCAATACTACCAAAACTAGCCGTGCTATTAGTTACAGCAATAGGCATTTGAAACACGTTAGCAGTCCTTCCTAAATAACCCGAATCCAAAATTTCAACATCAAACTGATTAATCAAAATATGAAAGTTATTAATAGGTCTTTGAGCACCCACGTTAGGTTGAATTATTACACCTTTCAAAGTACCATTAGCATTAATACTAGCAGTAACACGAGCAGTACTAGCAATTGCTTCATTAACATCCGTACTTGGAGTTGTTACTTCAACAGTTCTAACACTAATACTCATCTTTTTCTCCTACCAAACTTTTTAACTTTTTTAACTTTAGGTTCTTCAACAACTTCTTCTTTTTCTTCTACTTCTTCTTTAACTTCTTTATTCCCATAACGTTCTTCTAATTCTTCTTCAGTAAACGTATGAAAATAAGCTTTACCTTCATCATCATTACGTTGTTCACCATCAGCTTTACCATCTGGAGCTTTCGCCATAACAATACTTCCAACTTTTAATACCATTTTTTTATTCCTCCAATTTATGCAGGTGTTCCAACTACGAAAGCAGTACATCTACCAGTAACAGCAGTCCATTCAATATCGTTAGCAGTAATACTAGACACACTAGCACTAACATCAACAGTTCCACCAGTTAAAGCACCCATACGAGCATTAAACCAATGAATTGCAGTAAAATCTGAAAAACCAACTACATCACTTGCAGCAGTTGTAGTCACAATATAATAACCACTAACACTTCCAGTTCCACTTTTTGAACTACCATTTCCTATACTTCCACAACTTAAACTTGCAGTAACTCTACTTGCCATTTTATTTCATTCCTCCATATTATAATAAAGACTAAAAAAAACCAAAAAAAGGTTTTGTTTTAATCAGGTGTTCCAACAATCCAACACGTACATACTCCAACAGTAGTGCTAGGACTAAACGTTACTTTATTTGCAGTTGTACTATCAACTGATGCAGTAATATTTTCGGTCCATTCTAATTTACCATTAAGATAATGTATTGCAGTAAAATCTGGTACTGTAAAAAAGTCAGATGCAGCAGCTTTTGTAACAACATAAACTCCTCCAACTAAACCAGTTCCACTACTTGAACTTCCAGCACCAATTGTTGCTCCACTTAAACTTGCAGTAACTCTACTTGCCATTTTATTTCATTCCTCCATTTTATTTATATACTATAACTCCACTACTTGTTCCAGTACCTTGATGTAATATAAAAGTGTTATCAACATAATCACTTGCATAATCCATCACTTTACCACCTGTTACGGCAGTACCACTTATATTATCAATTATACGAGCAGTAGCTCCATCCGAACTCAAAAGAGCACATTTAACTTCAGCAACGTCACCAATCGTAACATTACAAGCAGCCGAACCCTTGAATCCTAAATTTATATACCCAAGCTTCCAACCACGATTACCTGCTCCTCCTGTTGGAGCTAAAATAGTACCATTATCAGTTATACTTGCAGTTATAGCACTTGTCATTGACATTTTCTATTCCTCCATTTTATCTATACTCTATAAGTCCACTACTAGTTCCCACGCCTAAATGTAAAAGAAACGTATTAGCACTAAAATTACTAGCATAATCCATTACTTTACCACCTTCAGCAGGAGGTGCAGCACCACTCATTATAGATGCAGTTGCACTATTTGAACTTAATACAGCATTTCTAACTTCAGTAACATCGCCTATTGTAACCCAACAACCTGCTTCTCCTTTATTACCTATTTCAATATATCCAAGTTTCCATCCATCATTATCAGCACCACCAATAGGTGCAATATAATCTCCGTTATTTTGCATACTTGCTGTTACAGCACTTGTCATTTTTATTATTCCTCCTCCCCTAAGGGAAAAAAATATCTTATGCAGATATCCCCGTAATTGAAGAACAAAATGTAGGTGCTCTAATAATTAAAACTTCATACTGTTTTAGCATAAATTTTTGACTATCGTTTGTTTTAGCAAGTTCTTCATAAGTTAAGTCTTGAAGTACTCTCATTTCTACAACACTCATATCTAAAAAGTATATGGCCTTGCTTCCACTCGTATTACTTAAATACCTACTTTGAACAACTGGTATTTCTCCAACAGCAGTGTATAATACTATTGTACTAAATCCCCAGAACACTTGTTTCATACTTTGCATATAACCAATTTTAGCAGTTAATAGTCCAAGTAAGTCTTCAAAAACTCCACTTGAGCATATAGCTAAATTAGGTCTTCCACCATCATCATAAGCATATCTTACTGATTTGTTAATATCGTTAAGACTTAATGCAGTTGTACCTTTAGCAACAGTGTTAGTACTTCCTAATGTTTGAACTATTCCATCAAATTCACTACCCGCAGGTCCAATATTACCACTAATTCCGTTAGTTGTAGCATTACCAGCAACAATCAAATTTTCTTCTAATTCCCTAATTTCTCTAGTCTTAATTAAGATTTCCAATTGTTTACTATTAGGTGCTCCAACATCATTAAATCCACCAACGTCTCCACCAGTAGGCATCATACCAGCCATTACATAACTTGGATAAGCAGCAAGACTTTGACCAGTTACTCTTCCAACACTGTATAAATACTTAATAGGCTTACTTGTTCTCGCAAATGTAGTATTAGTCTCACTAAGACTAGCATCTTCACTTTGAGTAAAAGCTCCACCTTTAGCAGTTATAGTATTAAAATCAGCTGTGATTCCCATATTAGTAACTCTAGGCACTAATTCTACAAGAGGAGTTTCTTTTCTAGTAAGATCAACAATTTGTGGGTCTAAATAAATAGGCACCATAACCTTATCAGTACTTCCACTTCCACCAGTTGCAGTATTTAAAGCTTTAAGCCCCATACTAGCAAATTCTTGAAGTTTAGGTCTTATATCTAAACTTTTATTAAAAACATCAACATATTTTGTTTTGTCGGCCATAGCCCCAAAACTTTGTGCGTAAGCATTACCTGCTTGTACATCCATTATTCCTGTTTGACTCATTTTTTTTTCCTCCGATTATCTTATACTAGCTATAATGCCAATATCTTCTTTTTTTATTTCTTCAGTAGGAGCTTCAGCATCTACGACACTTTTAAAAACTCCACTTTTTTGTTTTGTTTCAAGACTTTTCAATCTATCAGTAACACTCTTTAGTTCTTTAAGAACTTCATCCATTTTAGACTTTTGTTCAACATCAACTTTAGGTTCAGTTTCTTCTTTTTCTTCACCCTTCTCTTCCACTTCTGCCTCAACAGGAGCTTCTGGTTTTTCTTCCACTTCCTCTTTTTTTTCAACAGCAGAATCTTCAACTACTTCTTTAACATCTTCTCCCTCAGGAGCTTTTTCTTCACTCATTTTTTTTTCCTCCGATTTATTATCTATACTCCCTAAACGAGAGTTAAGAACATCCAACTTATTATTTATTACTTCCAAACTTTCATTAACGTCTTCTTTCATACTATTTCTTAATACACTCTTCATATTATACCCATCCATAACAGCCCCACTATTAACAGGCATACCAGTAATAGCCACATTTAATAATTCAAGACTGTCAATCATTTTAACCTTAACACCATCAACAATTTTTGTTACACTTTTCAAAGGCTTAAATGCAATACTAAAAGCGTTGCTAAATCCTCCTTTAATACTACTCCATAACTCACTAAAATTCATTACTATCTTTCCAGTTTCATCAAAACGTTTCCAACTACTATTCAATTCTACTTTAGCCCAAATACCAACTTTGCTTCCTTTTTGTTTAAGTTTAGCATCCACAATTTTACCAACTGCTAACAAATTATTGTTTTCAGTACGAAAAACGTCATGGTCATAATCAGTAGTAACACTTCTACTATTAAGTTCGCTTAACATTTCAGTCATAGCTTTTTCAGTAACTACCTCATTTTCTATATCAATATCATTCGTAGAAATAAATCCAGTAACATAATAACGCTTTTTTCCTTTAAAACTTATTTCTTCATAATTAACACTATTAGTATAGAACACAAAACTCTTAGTTTTTATATCATTATCAATCATATTAACCTATTCTCATATTTCATATTATTTAAACCTAACGGAATGAATTAATCCAACTTTTTACTAATTTCTATCAAATGTTTATCAATTCCATCCAACTTTTCTAAAATTACAGCAATCTTAATATTATTAATTTCAATATTATCTCCCAAACTATCAATAACTTCAGTATGACGAGGACCAGCTTCAACAAAAGCATTTTCTAAATTTTCAATACGATTATTATTACGTCCAGCACTAACACAAATAGGAATAAGCATACCAATTATTAAAACAACTATTGCTATTAAAGAAATAGTATATTTACCAATATTATATCCCCCATTACCATCACTCTTAAAATAATGTTTACTCATTCATTCCTCCAACTGAAACCTAAACGCTTTATGCGTTCCATTTCTCATACAAACAGAATTAGAATCTTGACTTTCACAAATCCAAACCCTACCTTTGTATTCTTTAATTATTCCTTCATGTTCTTCAGTTATATTACCAATTACATCTTTCTTAATTTTTAACCAACCACTCTTACACAATTTGTTTCCAACATTTGAATTCCAACATTTTCCATTTTCTAAACTATAATAACCACTTAATTTTTCACAACTCATCACTATATTCCTATCTTCACAAAAAAATACGTTATTATCAGTTAATAAAACACCGCCAAGTATTATAATTAACAAAAACGAAACCGAACTCAAAGCTATTGTCTTATCTATCATCTTAACGCCGTCCACATCGCCCCATTACAATCATAAGGTTTAGCATCAGTAAAATCATAATAAAAACTTCCAAAACTTACTTCTAAATGAGTAGAATTAAAAACGGTTTCTATCTCAGCAGTTGCTCCTGAAAAAGATATTCCTGCCGAACTTATAACTCTTATAAATTGTCCTTTGTATGTATCATTAAAACTTGCTTCTGAATCATATATGGTTTTAGTTGCAGAAGTTAAGGTTGCATTAGCAGATAAAACATTATTATAAGTTGTTACTAAATCATTGTTAGAAATTTCAAGTCCTGCACCATATTGTTGTGCTTCTACAAAAACTCCTTCCATAATTTTAGCATTACTTAATACAAACAAGTCTCCCAATCCAGTAAAACCAGCACTACCAGAAGTATTACTAATTACAATGTTAGACACGTTATAAATTGAGTTTTCATTCATATTCCTGCTATCATAATCTGAATTATCTGCCATTACTATCATAGATAAAATTAAGCACAAAAACGTTATTAAAACTATTTTAAGTTTCATCCCCAATCACCTTTTTTTATTCCTTTTACAAAAATTTCTATTTTTTCACTAGTACTATTATAAACAAAATAAGTGTTAGTTCCACCATCTAAAAAAATTTTACTACCACTAGCAATTTTTAAGTCAGTACCATCAAATTGTAAGTTACTACTTTCTGTAAGGCTTCCATCACTTGCTCCAAACGGAACATAATATTGAGTAAACCCACTTAATCCACTTTTGTCTACTAACGCTCCAAGTGCATAACCAAAACAACCATTAATTTTTTTAACAATATGTGTATGCTTCATTGTTCGTTCCACACACCAAACGTCAAAGTACGAGCAGTAACTGCTTCCCACGCAGTACTCCCAGTATAAGACGTATCATTAACTTGTTGTCGCATATTACGACCATCAAACAATTCATAACTAATAAAAATTAGTTCATCATTATTATTATAATGAAGTTTAGTATTACTAGCATTATCAAATTGTAAACGATCCTCATTATCAATTATAGCAGTCAAAGTTCTCCCTCTTCCAAAAAAGCATCAATATGCTCTAAACTCTCTACTTCTTCGCTTACAAAGAACAAATTAGTTTTATCATGAAACATAGTTTGTTCAAACATTAAATCCCGTTCATCACCCCATTTGTTCACAAAACTTTTAATAATAAATTTTTCATCATTAACATAAAAAGTCCAATTATCATAATTATCAACTACAAACACTTTCTTTTCCAACCAATATATTTGTTTAAATCTTTCAAAAGGCATAACAAACATCATTCTACAACCCTCAAAAGTTTTACAACATTTTTAATGAACTTACCATCTTCACCGTGCGATTGCTTATGCAACTTCTGATGTTCTGCATTTGGTATTATCCTTAAATTTTCTATTCTGTTATCCAATTTGTCTCCATTGATGTGATGTACTTGCCATCCATCAGGTATTTCTCCATTTGTTTTCTCCCAAACATAACGATGTTCTAGGACATATCCCCCAAATTTTCTTATTCTCATATAACCGCTCTTGTGTATGACTCTCCCACCTTTCCAGTTTCCATTTAACTTACCAGTTCTTCCAATTAAGTGTGGTTGCCCATACTTTCTTACGTGTTCATTTGCTTTTCTTGTTATTGTTTTTGCGTCTCTTATGCCATTTGCGTATTCATACTTCATTTGGCACGAAGTACAACAAAAATTTGTTTCTTTCTTAATTCTTCTTGTTCTTACTATTTGTGCTCCGCATTGGGAGCAGTTTGTTTTATGTTCCATATATATCACCCAATAAATATGGTTTACTTAATACTATTTAAATGTTGTCATTCCACGGTTAGTCTTTTCTTACAAACCGCACCACACTTCTGCAATTTATGTGGAACGGGGGCATTTTAGCACTAATATCTTTAACCTTTTTTCCTACTTTTACTATTACTTTAAAATCGTCTTCTAATGGAATTGCTTGTTCTTTACTTCCATACTTCTTATTTTCTGCCTTACAAATTTCGCTTGTTCTATCATCCATTATAACACTTAAATATTTAAGAAGTTTAAGACCAGACTGTTCTGCACTATCCATTTGGGCTTGATTGTTAGCTCTTAATCCTTCAGTTCTCATAATCATTTTAAGTCGATTATTATACTTTTTGTTATCAAAACTAGTTTTTACCTTATCAACCATATCCTTTTTACTATCCTTATTTAATACACTCTGACTAATCACTTTTCGCAAATCAGAGTTAATTTCATCCGTTACGTCTTTAACGTTTTCAAAAGCGTAATCCTCCAAAAAAGAAAGGTCATCACTTGGAACAAAATTCATATTAAACTCTAACTCTGCCTCACGCATACTCTTATCATAATTAGTTTTCAAAAAATTAGAAACATTAACCTTAAACGCATCAAGACTAAAAAAACCTACAAGTTTGTTAACAATGTCTTTAATGACACCCTTAACCTCCACTTTCTCGCTTAAACTCATCCTCAGGCATATCCTCAATCGCACTAATTATACCATTACCAATCGTATCAATAACAGAGTCCATATCTTTAACAACCTTTTCTCCTTGTTTAATAACATTCTCAACACTCTTTTCCTCAACTATTTCAACATCATTTTCTTCTTTTTTATCAAAATTAGAATCTTCATCAACACCCATAACCTCATTTTGTTCAACCTGTTTATCAAACAATTCATCCTTACTCTTATTCAATTTATCAACATCAATATTAAGTTCAGCAGCAACCATATCAGGAGTTTTAACACCCATACGAATTTCTTGCTCCAACAAATCATGACTTTTTTTGTCATCATCCACATCATAATCATCAAAAACGAACTCAACAGGAACTTTCTTAAAATCAGGCAAACTCTCACTATACCTTCCTGGTTCTACCTCACCAACAAAAAATTCAGGCAATATTTCACTATCAATATAATACTTGATTAATTTAATAAACGGACGAATAGCCTTACGAACATTAACTTTACTCTGAACCTGAGCCACAGCCTTATTACTATCTTGAGTATAACCCATTTCTTCAGCAGTCACCCCAAAGCATGACCACACGAGCTTAGTAAACCATTCTTGTTGTTCCAAAATTTGCATATCCTTACTATTAAAACTAAACGGTTTAAACTCAACAGGTTGACTAACAATAGGAACTTTAAAGAATTTTTTACGAGTATTACCCAAAGTATCCTCAAATCGAACACGATTATTCATACCATCACGAAATGCTTTAATATGGTCTTCTTCAGCACCTAACAATTCTACTACTCCGTCTGGAATGTTATTATTCAAAAAATAATCAAGATGATAATCCACACCATAAACTAAAGTTTCAATCACGTCTTGAAGTATTTGTAAAGGACTCTTACCATAAATAGTATCAGGCCTAGGATTACTCATTAAATAAACTATTTCTCTTTTACCAAAAGGAATAGGCATACTTCCAGCAGTCCAACCATACTGAAAATAAGCAGCTTGGTTTCGGAACAAATAATCATACTGACTCATAATTTCTTTACTCTGAGCATCTTCCATCTTACTCAAATCATTATTCAAAAATTTGTCATAAACTGGAGGTACAAATTCTGCACGATTTCCCATATAACCAAAAATGTCAGGATTTTTTAAAAAAGTACTACCATCTCTTACAAATAATTGTTGAAATTGGCCTTCTTGACTGAAAACTTTAACCCATACTCCAGCGTCAACTTCACTAATACCAACAATAGTTGCTTTTAGTATTTCTTCAAAACTTTGTTCGTTTCCATTTGGGTCTTCAAAGAATCCTTCTATTTCACTTATTTTTTCAGAATAATCTTGTTTGTCTTCACTAAATCTTTCTTTTACTACTATTTTGTACTCTAAACTTGTTATTTCGTCATATAAAGTTTTAATTACTGAAAATATGTAAGGATTTTGAGCAAGTTTTTTAAGAAGTACAGTATTTACTTTTCTTGGATAACCATACGGTGGCTTGTATAAAAATTCGGGAATGTATGCTTTAAAAATGTCGTATTTGTCTTTAGAAGGAAGACCTAAACTACCAAAGACTCCAGTACCAGCTTTTTGTACTACATCACTTCCTTTTTTTCTAAAAGGTTTTAGTAAATCCATAATTAGTAACTATGTGAAGGGAGTTTGGAGGCAACTCCTAAGAATTGCGACTCCCCACTAACTTATTATTTTATTTCATATTATTTAAACCTAACGGAATTTAGTTTAAACTCTTTAAGTCCGTTCTTAATTGTTCTAGTTGAACTATTATTTGTTGTTTGGCTACTAAACTTACCTTTTTTTGTTCGCTTTCTTTCATCCACTTGTCTAAATTACTTAATTTCATTAGATTGTTTCGTATAATTTTAACTAAACTTTTAATCTCAGTATTTTTGGCAGTAGACAAAATGGTTAATGCTTGTGGTAAGTCTTCTTTTAACACTTTCAAATTTTCTTCAGGAATTAAGCCTACACTTACATTTTGTAATTTTTCTAATGTTTGTTCAGCTTGTCCTAATTGTGTTTCTAGTGCTTGTTCTTGTTCACTCAAAAAGATTTTAAGCATTGATTCATTCTTTTTGGGTATTGTGTTTATTACTTTGTTTTTGTAACTTCCTAAATGAAACTTTTTTCCCTTAATTGGTACTATTAGGTCATTTTCGGTTATTACTTCTATAATTGTTTCTCCTTTCTTATTTTTTTTTATTTTCTTATTTTCCATTTTTTTTACCTCGTTAGTTTTTTTTTCTCCATTTTTGTTATCGCCCAGCAAACAACCAAACCTGTCTTTTACATTATCAGTTGCAATCCAATAACAACGATAGTTGGTTGTTCTTTACTTGATGGAAGTACGGTCATACACTCCCTCATTTTCCTTATTGTTTTACAAGTGCTGTTTAGCGAACATTATTTCTTTTTCTTTGGGTATTTCTTCTTTTTCTTCACCCTTTAACATCTTATTTTACCTCGTTTTATTTAAACTCCATACCACAAATACATTTTCTAACACAAATGGTTATTTCCCTTCCACAATTAGGACAAATCAAACAATCAACCACAGACAAATGCGTTCTAGTTTCATTACTTAACCACATCTTTTCCCCCTTTCTTAGGCTTCTTTAATTTTTTAATCTCACTATCAACTCGTTCCTTACTCCACACAATCCCCCGATTTTGATCAGCAACCATACGACCTCTAGTCTTACAACTACAAAACGTCATATTCATAGGAGGCATTTTAGGATCAACCACAGGTTTTATTGGATTTCCGCAAAACTTACACATTTGAGTCACTTGCAAACCAATAGGCAAACCATCCTTTTTAGCCTTATCAATTATTACTTGAGCTTCTTCAGGAGTCTTAATCTGCTTCAACTCATTCATAGTCCAAGCCACAAAATACCGCACATCATACACACTCTTATTCGTATACATAATATGACATACTTCTTTACCACTATACTCTTTTTGCATACCATTAGCCAAATTATGCAATAATATAACAAAAAATTCTCTATAAGCAGTATCATGCAATATACCAGTAAGTACAAGTTCTTTCAACGTTCTAAGAACTACTTGACTTTGACCAGTAAACCAGGACTTAATCTTAGTTTGTTTCTTTTGTTTCTTTGTACTATCTCCACACAAAAACCTAAACGTCCACTCTTTAATACTTTTTTCAAATTCTTCATCAAAAATCTTAATACTCTTATTATGATAACCTTTAGGTACTTTACCAATCATATACTTACCAAACCAACGCTTAAACAACAAAACCAAAGGAACTAAAGTAAATTCTTTAAATGCATAATGAAAAAAATTAAACTTTTTTATATGTTCTTTAAACGTTTTACCACCATAAATGTTCTTAGGCATTTTTTGTCCTGACTTACTTAAATTTTTAGCAATACATCGTTTTTTCCACCAAAAATTGTCCCAATCTATTCCAAACACTAAAACAATCCCAATCAGTACTATTCCTATCGTATAATTTAAGGTCTTATTTAGTGTAAAAAATAAGAATATAGCTAATAGTATTGTTCCTTTAATGTCTATTTCTATGTTAATAAAATGTTTCATAACCCTCTTAATCTTTTTATTTTTTAGCATTTTTCATTACCTCCTCAATTAGCTTAGCATTTGATGATAATCTTTCCATAATAATTAATACCACAAACTCTGCAATATAAATCACTACAACAATCCAAATAAAATACTTTATTTTAAAAGGTACTCTATCGTGTACTAACCAAAACAAAAAGTAAAATATTGCCAATATGTTAGTTAATCCTAGTTTCATTCTAAATCCTCCATCTCACGATTTAAAGCTTCATTAACAGCTCCGTTCAAAATCTTATTAACATACTCTTTACCATACTCACTAATCATAAAACCAACAAGTAAACCAAACAATAAATCAAGTTTTTCATTAGTATCGTTCATCTTTTTATAAGCCATAATAAACTTTTCAGCATTTATCATTGTATTCCTCCATCATCACGCAACAAACCAAAATAACACGACTTACACAAACTCAACCCCCTTTTACTCTCAAAAAGTTCACCACACAACACACAAATCACACTCTCACCTCTTTTCTAAACATTTCCTTCTCAACACTACTAAAATCATCCCAACAAATAGGACTACCAATAAAACTCATCCTAAAAATTTTATGACACTTCATACACTCCAACGCCAAAAAATTACCAACTTGTTTAACCTTAAACAATCCCTGATGTTTTTTATAACTATTATTAAAACTTTCATACACGCCACAATACGGACATTTCAAAAAAGCCAAACGAACAGCAGTCATTCACCACCCCCATTTCTTATTGCCATCATTAACCTTAAAAGTTCAGCCAATTCCTCTGCCATCTTCTTATTCAACATAACAGTCCCATACCCAGTTTCTAAATAATAATTATTATCACATTCTTGATAAACGTGCATATCTAATTTATCATCATACTCTAAACTATTTTTTGTACTCATCTTTCCCTCCCCTTTTTTTTTACGCTGTGGCTCGGATTCGAACCGAGATAACCTTTCGGTAAACAACGTAGCAGGTTGTCGCATTACCAAATTGTGCCACCACAGCAAATTATCCAAAGTTTATAATTAACTTCTTATAATTATCAATCAACTCCAAAGCATAACCCAAAGCAATCGGGTAATCAGGATGAATACCCGCCTCAACCAACTTACCATTACTCAAAGCAAAACTAGTACACTCAGCAATCAACCTATCAACAATTACTCTATCCGCCTTCGTCTTATAAGGCAATATAAACCTTTTAGTCTCAAACGCAGTAGCCAACCTTAAAATAAGATTAATTTTACCAACCGTTCGTCGCTTACCAGTAAAGTCAGGCGTGTAACCAGGCTTCTTATCCGCCTCATCATGAGAACCAGTCCAAAACAGTTTAATAGGCATATGATATTTATGCAAATCTTTTGAAACTGCTTTAATACTATTTTCTTCCAATCCAATCTGATCATACTTATACTTAGCAAACAACGGATTTTTGATATGTTTCATTTGTTCATTAATACTTTGTCCATGCGTCTTCTCTGCATGAATTAAATAAATAAGCTTGTCCTTTATCCCTAAACTAGTATAAGCACTGTCATCAGCACTTATTCGGTCCGAGAACGCAAAATCTGCACCCATTACCTTAAACGAAAACGAGTCAAGTTTAGTATTCAAATCATCAAAAGAAATATCCGTCCTCAAACACTTTTCTATCCATTCACGCTTAATAAGAGAAGCCACGTTATCAATAGGATTATTAAGATATTCTTGCTCAAAACATACACTACCTATTTCTTCATAAACTTCTTCTAATTTTTTCTTTGAATACAATTCAGGCATTAAAACATTCTTGAACTCACGATCACAAGAAGAATAAATTTTGCCCTTATACTGATTAATCTTCTTCTTAAGCAAAGACTCAATATGTAAAATAGTCCCAATAAACTTAAATCGTCCCTTAACGTCCAAACTAGGAATTATAACCTTATTCAACTTATCCTCATCCTTCTTTCTAAGTTCAGGATTCATAACTCTCTCATCACTTTCAATATCATCACCAATAATAAGAGTAGGACGACTATTCCCATACTTAAATCCCCTAATGTTCTTCTCAAAGCTAGCAGCCTGAACTCTAATACCCCCAATATCAAAACAGTCCTCTCTATCCTTCCCATACTCATCTTTTGATGATTCTAAAGACAAACTCTCATAAACGAAATTTAACCTTTCATTTTCTTTAAACTGAAATCTTACAGGATCCAAAAATTGAACAGTCTTAGTATGATTTTGAGATATGTAAACAATATACTTATCTATCTTATTAACTATATTAAATATTACAAAAACTAAACCAGTAATTGTGCTCTTACCATGCCCTCTTGGTGCTGCAAACGCAGAATTTCCACTAGTAAACAATTCTTTGTAAATCTCTTTATGAAAGTTAGGAATTGTAGTAGTTATAGCTTCTGGGAAAAAGAATTGGCTAAAAGTATCTATGTTCTCAGAAAAGCTAAAAATATGCCTAAGTAATTGTTTAAGCTGACTATTATCTTTTTCCTTTTTTATTATCCTTGCTAACTGTCTTGGGCTTACTCTCATTTAACAAATTTTTAATAATTTCCTCCTTTTTTTCAACACTTAAAAAATCACTTATTTGAACTTCGTTACTAACTTCACTACGCTCAGTCCAACCACGACCACGAGCACGAACACTACTCAAAACTTTATTAACAGCAACCCAATCATCCTCCTTAACTCGCCCTATCATTTTAGACTCAGCAATATCAATAAGTTTCTCTCTCTCACTTAAAATTAAAGGTTCAGCAAACTTACTATTTTTTTTAACCCAATAATATACTGCTATTCTGCTTACTCCTATTTTTTTGGCTATTGTTTCTATTACTCCTGCACTGTCTTTTATTGCTGTTTCAAAATTGTTTTTGGTTATGCTTTTTCTTCTTGTCATTTTTTTGTTAATTAATGTTAATTCCTCCTCTTTTAATAGTCTTTTAAATTGTTTTGTTCTAATCGTTTATTTGCTATCTCACAATACTCTTTACTTATTTCAAAACCAATGAAGTTACGGTTTAGTTGTTTACAAGCAACTGCAGTAGTCCCAGACCCCATAAAACAATCTAAAACGAGTTGGTTTTTGTTGCTAGATACTTTGATTATCTTTTTGATTAAAGATAAGGGTTTTGGGGTAGTGTGTGAAATTTTGTTTAGTTCATTGGTATTTTGGTGTTCCCATACATTAATGGGATTTGTTACTTCCTTTGTAAAAGTTCTTTTATCTTTTTGGTTTTTTTTTTTTCCAATATCAATATAATTAAATGTATATCTTAAACTTTCATACTCTTTTCTCAAACTTTCATACTCTTTTTTTAAGAATTCATACTCTTTTTCTGAACTCCCATTAAGCCATTTTCTTAAAATCAAATAATGTTCTTCTGTAACCATAGCAGGACAAGTCTTATTTAAAGATAAACAAGCAGAAGCAACTCCTCCCCCATTTGTAGCAGTCCCAAGTACCTTATTTATTTCATTCAAAATTATTTTACCTTTTGCTCTTATTATTTCTTGTCTTATATATTTTCTAATTGGATAAATTGAAGGTGTTGTTACCAAACTTAGTCCTGTTGAATCAATTAAAGTAAAAAACAAACAATGTTCTGTAATATCTGCATAACTGCGAGTACTATTTTGTTGTTTAGACTTTTTATTCCATACAATCCAACTGTTTAATAAAAACTTCTTTTTTGAGCATAAACATTTAATTTCTGCTATATACTTTGCACTGTTCCAAATATAAAGGCTTCCAGTACTTTTTATAACTCTCCGTATCTCATCTATTACTCTTTCCACAAATATAATATAATTATCTATTTTGTCCCATTTGTCAATACCTATATTGTAAGGTGGATCGATTACTACCAAATCAACACTATCACTTTTTAGTTGTTTCATTCCTTCTAAACAATCCATATTATATACTTTATTCTTCTCTAGTTCCATTTTGTTTTAATTAGTTTAGTTCCTATCAGTTCAACTTTCATCTTTTTCCCTCGTTGACATTTATTGTAAGTTCACAATTCTTAATGTTTTTATCACTAACTATTGTAAGACCAAAAATGTGACGACAACTAAAACTTATTTCTCCACTTAGTTTGAAAGACTTACCTATATCTTTCTTTTCAATAGTTATAACCCTTCCTTTAACATTCATCCTTTCACCTTCCATCCTTTAACTACAAAAACTCCTTCTTCTCCCAAAAATCGTTTAGCACGACGCTCAGTCATTTCAATCTCCCACTCATCACCCGTATTAATATTCACAACATCCACTTTCCTACTCTTACCTTTACTATCAAGTTTGTTTCTAACAGCCTCTGTAATATAATTTATTCCTTCTTTTCTAAACTGATAACAAACTTTAAGCTTTAACATTTCATGCTCTAAACTATTACTACTGCTTATAAAAATAGCATTCTTAGGCCGTTTCATATAATTAGGACAGCTTGGAATATGATATTTTCCCCAAAATTTGTTTTTAACTTTCATTTCTTTCCCTTTTTCTCATAATAATTTGAAGTTATTATCCAACTTACATATATTCCAAACAAAAAAGCTATTCCTAAATATATTAAAATATTCATTTTTGTTTCCATCCTTTCATTACAATCACCATAAACACACCTTATTCATCTCCTATTCTATCCATACACGATTCACAAACATAACCATCTGGTTCAGCCCAAAGAAAATCAGTCTTTGAACTAACTTTATTATCACACCCTTCCATATAACACATCATTTTTTCCTCTTTTGTCTTTAACATTCTTTTCTCCTTTCATACTCATGTTAATTGTTGGTTATGGGAAGCAGTGTACTGCATAACCATTATATTTACTCATGACGTAATAATTTCCCATAACCTCACATGAGTATAACTTTTTTATTTTATTTTACCTCAATCTTCTGATAGTTCATACTCATACGAAGTTTTAATCTTTTAATATTTCAAAGTTTTTAGGATTATGAAATCCTCCTAGCGGGTTATTAAACCATTTTGATTTCAATTTAAACCACAATTCACCATCAACTTTGCTTATTCTCTTCTCAACTATTTCAAATTCTTCTCCTTTTTCAAACCAAATGGGATCATTTCTTACATTCTCCATATAAATATCATTACAAGACTCTCTTAAAAAAGGCATTTTTTCAATTAATTTAACTTTTATCATTTTTTTCCCTCATTTCTTTTCCGAGTTTTTTAAAGGTTAAATCTATTGCTTCACCAACTGTTTCAATAAATACGGATGTAAACTCAGACAATTTAATCCAACCTTCTGTACCATCTTCTTTTCTTATTCTTATTTCCAACTCTTTAATTTTAACTCTTTCTTCCATTTTTTTACCTCAAACCTCTTATAGTTCATACTATGCGAACTCCTTTATTTCTCTTTCAATAAGTTCTAAAGTCTCATAAAACTTCTTTATTATCTCTTCCTTACCAAGATATTTATACTCCTTCATCCACATCCTTTGTTTATCATTTCCATCTCTCACAATTCCAAATATTTGTTTTGCCTGTTCTTTTAGTGCTTCATTAAAAGCTTTAGTTAATTCTTTGACTTCTTCTAAAGGCATTTCTCCCCACTCTTTATCTTGCTTCAACATATAATACAATACTTTTTCTTCATTAATTATATTTTTCTTCACTTCTCCCTCCTGTTAAATCTTCTTATAGTCGGTCCTATGAGAAGTCCTTAATACTTGAGTTAATCTTCTTCTCAACAACACAAATAGTATCATTATGATTGCCCCCGTGAGCAACTAGTAATATCTCAACTATTTCAAAACCTCTTTTCTTTCCTAAACCATTTGTTGACCACCCAAACGAAATACAAATCCCCCCTGGCTTAATCTTTCTTGCAATTATATCTTTCCAATTAGCCCAAACAGATGATTTAGTATCGTGTAGACATAAACCCAAACCATCATAACATTCTTTTAATTGTCTTGGGCTATAAGGAGGGTCAAAAAGTAACCCTTTGACTGAACTATCTTGAAATCTATTCAAATATATTATGGCATCTTCTTTATACGGAAAAGGAAAAGGGTCACACCAATCAACTATTTCCTTCTCATTCTTTATTTTTGCAATCAATTCTTTAATAGGTTTAATCGTAAAAGTTCTTTTATTAGGCATTGCCCACTTTCTTTCCATTATCATTTTGTTTACCTCAAACTTCGCATAACCCTTCTTATGAGAAGTTCTTTTTAAACTTTTCATAACAATCGCACCATTTATCATGTTGTGTACATAAATGTTTAATATCTCCTAACTTCTCTAACTCATTAAATATTTGTTTTGCTTGTTCTTTTAAAGCAATATCAATAGCGTTTATAGATTGTTTAGGAGATAAAAATCTTGCTTCATTGTCTTGTGTTATTGCCCAGCTCTGCGGTGGCGGAGTTGTATATACTAAACTTTTAATCGCTTTTTCTTTTGATATCATTTCTTTTCCCTTCTTAATCATTCACCATAATCTAAAGGTCTACAATTTTGTTGTAGTCTTCTTCTTACGTGCTTTTCGTAACTTGTTTTTCTAACCATTTTAAGCTCAAACTTCGCATAGCTATTACTAGCCGAGTACTTAATTTATTAACACGGTCCTTTCTTTCTTCCAGTCTTAGGTCCATTCCCATTAGGACCTGTTTTATCTCTATTAGCCATTTTTTTACCTCCACTCACTTTTTTACTACTAATACTTGTTGATCTAACAAACATATTAATACTTCTTTCTTATCTTTAAAAAATTCGTCAAACGCTTTCTTAACACCTAAACTATTCGGATAATCATGCGATAAAATAATTCCTCCACTTACTAATCTAGGATAAAAGAATTGTAAACAATCCTTAGTACTTTTATAAACGTCTACGTCTAAATGAACAAAACAAAAACTTTCCTTTTCAACAAATTTTCCTGTCTCTTGTGGAAATATTCCTTTAAAAGTTTTAATACCTAACTTTTGTAAATTTGTTATAATTTCAAGTCCACTATTAAAATCACCTTTTTTAAACATTCCACCACCTTGTTTTTTATCAAATTTAGTAATTTCAGGAATTCCATTAAAAGTATCAAAAGCAAACACAACTTTATTAGTCATTTGTTTAATCAATTTAACACTACTACCTTTATACACGCCAACCTCAGCAACATCACCCTCTAATTTGTTACAAGCAAGAGCACAAGAATAAACATTAAACATATCACAATGATTCAAAGTAGTACTTTTTCTTAAACATTCATAATTTTTAACAAAACCTTTTTGTTTATTCAAACCAGTCAAAACCCATAATTTCTTCCACAAAATTTTATCAACTAATTCTTTAATCATTTTAACAAACTTGCCTTCAAACAAGTAACCTCTCTTTCTTCTCGTTCTTTACACAAACTACACTTACAACTAAGTAAATAACCATTACAAATAAAGTTTTTTATAAACCAACTTTTTATCATTTTGTTGCCTCTTTTAAATCTTTAACATCTTCTTCCAAACCATCCCTCAACTCCACCAACTTTTTCTTAAAACCCACAATTTCTTCCACAACCCTTACACTTCATTTTTGTTTTACTCCTTTCATAACAATCTCACCTTCTAGCCTTTCTTTTTTTAACTTTTCTCGTACCTTCCAAAACTGATTACCCTTCTTGAACAAGTTTTTATGAACTTCTTTTTTACATAACAAAGTCTTATCTTTTAATCTTATCTCACACAATCCCATATCCCACTTTCTATGACAAGAAGCACACAATTCAGTATAATCATTCGGATCTCTTGTACATTCAGTTGAAATAAGTGCCCATTCATACCTTTTAGGACTAGTTACAATACAATCTAAATTCTTACATTCTTTAGCCTTTCCAAAATGTTTATGGAGCCAAGCGTGTTTAACAAAATAACAAGCTTCTTCTCCTTTCCAATTATACTTGGCATTTCCTGTTTTAAGTCTTTTGTCGTCTTTTCTCATTTTCTTCTTTCTTTACAATTTCTTTTACAGTTTCTAAAATTTTGATTAACTCGGGGTTGATCTGATTTCGAATACTCATTTCTGTATGAGCCATATTCTTTTTTATGTCAACGTGGCCTACTATGATAGCAAAACAAATCGCTAAAACAAATGCAATCGGAATCCAAGCGTAAGTAGTACCAGGCATGAAAACTTTAAGGAATGTTCCGAATATCATGAAGTCTTTAGCAATATCTAGTGGAAGATTAACGTAACTGTGTGCTCGATCTATACAGAGTTTTAAATAAAAATATTTTCCAAACCATTTCCTAACCTTCATTCTTCACCCTTTACTATGCCTGCCCTACACACTTCAATAATTTGATCACTCGCCATACCAGCCACTACATTCAAACCACCAGTACCACCCATTTCATACAATCTAATAACGTTTTCAGGATTAACATTTATTTCATTAAAAAAAGTTTTAGCATAAGGAATACGTTCCCAACCATATAATTTGTTTTCAAACTCTTCAATAACTAAATTATTATCATAAAAGTGAGCAGTTGAACTAACCCCCCAAACAAATCCAATACCAAAACCTAAAATGAAAGCTACACTATAAAAGATTAGTTTTAACAAATTTTTAGTCTCTTGTTCCACCTTTACCCCTTTCTATTTTTTCTTTAATATCACTTAACACAAATTTTAAGTCCAACCGTAAAAGTTTTAAACTTTTGTCAATACTATCCAACAAATCCTCAACTTGACTCACTTTGTTTCCTCATGAATAAGTTTTCCATTTTTGTCATAAATACGAATAATACTGCCAGACTTAGTGACATTATAAGTAGGATTCACAACTATTCTTTTATTAATTACTTCAACAGGCCTCAAAACAGTAATACTCCTATCAAAACTAATAAGGCCGTTACGCTCAACATGATACTCAAACATAATAAAAATAGAAAATAATACAAACAAAAACAAAAATACGATTCCTGCCATTTTTTTCATAAAAGTCATTTTATTTTTAGTTGTTCCTCTTCAATAATTTTCATACATTCTCTTTTTACTTCTTCATCAAAAAATTCTTTAACAACCCCCAAATACTGACAAACATGCAATTCTAACTTCGAAACCCCACGAGTTTTACGAATATTCAATTCTTTCAAAATAAACGATAAAGCAATCTTTAAATCAAAATTTTCTCCTTCCAAATTTTCAATCTTTTTTTTTAAACTCGTCAAATAAAACACCCCTTAATTGCTCCACTATCTTACGCTTTTGTTGATTAATCGGAACATTCTTTCTTTTCTTCAAACTCTTTAATAACAAAAAAAGTCCTTCACTAATAACTAATTTACCAGTAGGACTATTCATTAAACTAACCGCTTTATCTTTAACACTCTTAAAATCGCTTATTCCCTCACAATCAGTGCAATAATTCCTCCAAGGACTTATTTCTTTATTACACTTACGACAATTCCTCACTTCTTTTCTGCCTCAGCCTTAGCAATATTCTGACAAGGTAAACATAGTACACGCTTGTAAGTTCTAATACTAAACTCTTTAACCTTCTCACTCACCTCACAATTACAACCACTACACACATTACTTACAGGCACGTCCATACCAAAATCACCAGATTCTTTTACTTTAACTTCTTCTTTTTCTTTTAATTCATCCACTGCAACCATATCAACATTCAAAATAGTCCTAAGACAACGAGCAAAAGCACGAGTCTGACTCATCTCAACAAAATGACCAGCAACCATACTACCACAATTATCCTGAGTACCACTACCCACACAAGTAACACAAACTTCACCTATCTTACAAGCAGCAATACAAAACGCACTCTTCTTATCCCAATCAACACTTAATTCTTGAACTTTTAAACTAACCAAACCCTTTTCGTGAGCCAAATCTAACAAACCATTAAAAGTAACAAACTTTTTTCCTTTAATATCAATAATATACTTTTCATCCATTTTTTTACCTCTATGCTAATATTCCTTCAACAACACCAACAACAAACGCAACAGCCACTACTACTGCAATTAACCAACCACCTAAAACAGCAACCTTAATACTCCAACTCAAATTACCATATTTAATTTTTTTCATTTTCCCTCCTTTCTTTTACGATAAATACCTTCACACCCATTTTTATCTTGACAAATAAAATAATCCCAACCACCCTCTTTAGAATAACCTTTTAATTTAAAACAAATATCCCAAATATCAGACGCACAACTTGATTTATCCCAAAATCCCAAATTACATAAAACTTCATCAAATATTATTCCTCTCTCATCTTCTTCTTTCTCAAAAAGGTTTAAACTTTTCATTCTTCTCCTCCCTTTACAAAACATTCAGCACTACGAAACTTACGCTTCAAAAAAGACACCAACAATTTATCAGTATCTATATCTTTTCTTAAATTCTTAATACCCTTACTCATCTCACCAAAATCAACAAGTTTATCCAAACGAGACTTAGTCTCAACATCTCGCTTTTCTTTATTAGAAAACAACTTTTTACCTTCCTCGTCTACTTCTTCCATTACTTTATTATAAACTTGTAATTCTAACAAACCAATTTTAAGCTTTAATTCGTCTAAATCATCAACTTTTTGTAATAATTCTACTTCCTTCTCAAAAATTTTTTGAGGGAAAGTTTCTAATCTTTCTAACACCTCTTTTTTCATATTAATTGCCTCCATACGTTTTTATTATTTAACTCACTTATAAACTTTTATATCCTTGAGTGCTTACTTACCTTTTTTGTTTTATACAAATAATGATAATGATTAGTCTTACCCAACACTTGCTTACGACTAATTAGATCAGACTTAAACAATTTAAACAAATTAGCATTAACACTATTACTACTAACACATAATTTTTTACTGATTTGTTCACTAGATAAACCTTTCTCATGATGTTTTAATAAACTAAACACGACAAACTGACTCATTTTATCTCCAGAAGATTTTTCTTAAAATCAATTTTATCCAAATTATAAGATAATAAATCATCAAACTTTCTTTTAATAACCTTCTCCGTTTCCAAACAAATAGGTAAATCCCTAATCAAATGCTTAATTTCAGACTCACAAGAATAAATTAAAGACTTAGTCCTCTTATATTGCTCATCAACATCTTTAAACAATTTATTAAAAACAACATTAACAATATCTTTAATCAAACTCTTATAATCTTCTTCAATAACACTTTTAACCATCTTTTTAATAATATCCCTCAAATTATCTTTACTTAACCTAACTCTTATTTCTTGTTCAATACTCACAAAAAGAGATTTCTTCACCTTTTCTAACCACTCATCATTTTCTAAAATGTTATTAAAAACGTCTCTCAAAGAACCTAATGAACTCTCAATTTCGTCACGAAAAATGTTTGTTTTTGCTTCAATTTCTTTTCTAAATCCTTCATTGTTTGAGTCTATTATTAGTTTTATTGCTTGTATTTCTAATGAACTAAAAGGAATTTTTATTGGTTTACTTTCTTCTACTTTCTTTAAATTATCCAATTTTTCGTATTTGCTAATTAAATCATTCATCTTTTTATCTCCAGACTACCAACAAACTTTTCATCAGTAACCAACTCTTTAGGAATCATAATATCCTCATCAAAACATATTTTGATAGGCACATTCTTAAACGGCGTACTAACTATCATACGAGAATAAGTCACTCCATCCTTCTCCCAAGTAATCTCCTTAATCAAACCCTTCAACCTCATTCTTTCCCTCCTATTGCGACAAATAACTACACAAAAGTTCATCTTCAACCTTTCCAATAACAAAAGTCTGACTCTCTGTAATCAACAACAACCCCAACCTAACCAACCTTTGAGCCTTAGCTTTAGCATAATGAGGGGTAGTATAAAACTCCTCAAAATCATTCATTGTAACAAATCCGTTAGCTCTAGTTCTTGCTAATAATTTCTTTTCTGTTTTAGTTAACTTCATTTTTTTACCTCTGTTTTTTTTTTGTGTGTGTGTTAATCAACCCCCCCTTAACAACCCCCCCTCAATACTACTCTTACTACGTAAGTAGAGCTACGACTAACCAAAACTGTCCAACACCTTACACCAGCAACCCAGCATAAAACACACACTTACAAAAAACTTTATATACTAGAACTAATACTTACACAGTGCGAGTATGTTTTTTTAGTTCTTTTTTTTCTTTTATTAATTCACGAATTACTTCATGATAAGGTTGTCTTGGATGAACTTTTAAACTATTCAAATCTGCTTTTAATTTTTTATCCACTTGAATTGATGTTAATTCAGTCATTCTATTACCTTCTATTACTCTAAGTTATATAAATGTTGTTATTTTTTTCTATGTTGTGTTTAAAACTTTTAATCAATGATTACAAAAATGATTAAAATCTTGATCTACCAAATAATGACAAACCTCATGATTTTTAGTACTCACAATTTCTAACTCAGTCCTATCAAAAGTTCTCACACAATAAAAACCATCATGATCATAAATACCAGTAACTCCACTAACATTCTGCCTAATTTCTTTAGTACACATTTGTTGACTTATTTCACAAGCCCTAACCTTTTTTATTGTCATATTATAATCTTGATAAACACAAAAAGTTAGACAAATTATTAAAAAGATAAGACAAATAAACAAAATATTAACTTTTTTCATTTTATGCGTCCCAGCTCATTCTTACCTTAGAACAAGCCCAATCCTTAACAGCCAAACTACTAATCTTACGATTTTCTAAAACTTTTTCGTCAGTAGGTAAAAATAGTCCGAGTTCGTTTTGAATATATCTTCTGCATCTTGTTATAGTTTCAGCAGGAGTAATACTACCTAACTTTTTTTGAGCAATAGCAACAGCTGGACTAAAACTCATATTATCAAACATATACCAAAACTGAAACATTAATTCAGTATCACTGTTCCGAGTTTCAGGAAAGTCCTTAAGTATCCTAACCGTTTTTTCTTCTGTTGAAACTAACTCAGCATATTTTTTGTTATAAACTCCAGGGTTCTGATAATAAAACAATTTCTGACTCTTAGACCTATTCATTTTTTTAGCACCCCATCATTAACCTAAACTCACGCCTTTTTTGCTCTACACTAACACCCTCTTCTTTACAAACTTCTTTAATCCACCTACTAAAACACTGATTCAACCCAACCCTTACTTCATCTTCCTTACTTACTAAAAAATTCATTCTTCCCTCTCTGTTTCATATTCTTCAATACACTCTCTATCTCTTTCTTTTTTAATCATTGAAGTTAGTTCTTTCTCTTCTATTAGTTTGTCTACTTCTTTAGCCATTTGCTTAAATATATCATCATTCATTTTAAATCCTCCTCAGTTATATCAAAAATGTACTTTAATGCAGTCATAGCCTCTTCAAACCTATAACTCACAATGTGTTCACAATCTCTTCCACATAAGGGACTATTTGCTAATTTCAATCTGTTTATCCATTGAATACCCAACATTTTAGCATCTTCCAGTTTAATATTACCACTATGACAATTACAACCACCATTAATTTCACAAGGCAATTCCAAATCCTTTAATTTCTGTAAATCCATTTAGTTGCCTCTTGGTAAGAAAGTGTTTCTACACTTCATCACAAAACTAAGTCCCATATTATTGTTTGCTTTTTGTTGGTATGTTTCCCAACTAACCCATTTTTGTTTTTTAAATATCATTTTATCATCTCCTTCTTAAATATTTCATCAGCTAAATCCGAAGGAATATAACACTCCCCATCTTCCTTTTTCCTTTGTAACATTATTCCTTTGCATATAATTTCCAAAACTTCTTGTTTTGTAAGTATGTATTTTTTTTCAATCATTTTTCACCTCTTTTAGTTCAGCTCTAATATCCATCTTAGTTCTTAAATCAATCATATCTAATACTTCTTCTCTGTCAAATTCAGTTAATTTCAATAATATACGCGCT